CCATCTTGTGCTGCACCGGGGTATAGTCGAGCCCCGACGCGCCAGCCGGCCCGACGCGCCATTGCGTTTGCGCGTAGCAGAACAGCCGCCACGCCTGCTCGTTCTCCGGCCAGATTTCGACGACATCGTCCGCGTAGTCCTTCGGGCTCAAGCCGAGGTTACGCATCTTTGCGATGTCCTCTTTGCTTGGCCCTGGAGTGAACATTGCGCGGGCGATGTCGCTTAGTTTCCCGATCTCCCCTCGTTGATGGCCTTGCGGTAGTCGCCGATGATCGCGGAGACTGCCGCCGGCAGCTCGTCCACCAGCTGGGCGATAGCCTCTTTGTCGTACGGAATATCCAGGTCCCAGCCTTCGACGGTGCGCTGCAGATAGCGCACATTGAAGGCATTCTGGCGAGCGACCAAGTCGGCCTGGGTCATCTCCAGCTGATTTGCGCTGCCAGCCCCTTCCGCGATCGCCCCCGACTCGTCGTCGACCTTCGCCTGCGCCCTGGCCTCGGCTTCGGCCCGCATTTTTTCGAGCACAGCCCTGACGCGTGCGGTTTCCTTGTCGGCCTCAGCCTGGATTTCCGCCCTCAGCTCGTCATCGAACAGGGCGAGCTCGGTCCGAGTGCGGTATTTCATGCTCACGCCCATGCAGCCGTCGCCACCCTCCAGCATCGGGAACGTAACGGTGCGGTCAAACGATTTCGGGCGGTTGCCCAGCTTGATTTTGGTTGCCATGATTATTGTCTTTCAGTGATGGGGAAGCAAAAAAAGACCAGCGAGGAGCTACCGCGCTGGCGAAAGGCCGGCGCCAAAGAGTTCGGCGCCAGCTGGCAAAGCGGGATTACGATGCGTAGCGGACGACGCGGCCCTGGACGGCGAAGCCGCACTTGACCGACATCGCCTGACCTTTGCTCTGGCTCGGGTTTTCGTTGAAACCGACGGTGGTGTTATAGAGCAGCACACCGCCGTTCGGCAGGACGCCCTTCAGTGCCGTCGGCTTTTTGCCGTTGGTTGCCGCGCGCAGTGCTGCGTTGTGTGGCTGGGCCGGGTCGTCCGCGATCGTCATCGTCAGGTTGGTGGCCGAGAAGCCGTCCGACAGGCTGACCTCGTCGTCGTTGTCGAGCACGGAGACGGTCGCGTACTTCGGATCGCCGCCCGACGGGTCGCACGACATCACCTGCACGATCGACTGCCAGGTCGTGATCTTGCGAACCGAGCCGGTGCCGGCGCCAGCCGGGAACTGGGTAACATCGGTGGTATCTAGGCCTTCCAGGGTGAACTGGGTGCCGCTCGGCGCCTTCACGCGGAAGATGCGGCCATTGGCTTTACTCCAGCTGCCGGTGTACTCGACGTAGTCGCCCGCGGCGAATGTGTTGGTCGCGGTGGCGACGGCTTCCGTCGCATTGGTCGCGGCGGTGATGTTGACTGCGGCTGCGTAAGCGGTGGCGATCGCGTACTGGATGCCGTTCGGGAGCGAGAAGCTCATGTGGTGGGCCTTTCAGAAGTAAAAAAGCCCGAAACTCGGGCTAATGACGCCCATTCGGGCATGAAAAAGCCGCCCGGATTGCTCGGGGCGGCTTGGTTTTGGGTTTAGTGCGGTCAGCAGAAAAGCATGAAGTCCTGCATGGCGCCGCGAAGCTTCTTGACTTCGTCGTAGGTGTCGATGGCGATGGTCAAGACTTCGGTTTGCAAGTGCGCGGCAGAGCTGAGTGCGGCCTCAATCTGTTCTGCGATCGCCTGCGCCTCCAGTGTGGTCTTTGCCCACACGCTGAATTGCACCCGGCACTGCCTTTTTTCTGGCCGTTCGCCGCTGAGGCAACTCATCGGATCGCCACCTACAACCTGAAAGACTGCGTATGGCGGCAGCGTTCCCTCATCGGCAACCAAGGGGAACACCTGGCCACCAGCGAGCGTGCCGGCTGCAGCGACGATGTCAACATGAGCAGTCATCGGGTCGCATTCCTTTCAAGCTGCTCTCGCAGCTTCTTCGTCATGGCGTCGATCGCCACAGTGCGCTTACTGTCGTAGGCCGGCCGCATGAATGGATATGCCGGCGCGCTGGCGGTGCCGTACTCTAGCTCGGCGGCGCGACGGTGCGCAGCCCAGCCGATTTTCTTGCCGGTGCGAGCGCTGACCTTTTTATTCTTCGGGACGAACTTGTGGCCGAACTCAACGAAGCGGTAGTAAAACGCATCGCCGCCGCCGTAGTCGCCCTTGCGAACCGTGACCAAGTAGACCTGCCGCTGATTGCCATCCGACTCCTCTTCGAGCCGCTTGACGATGATGTTTCGGTGGATCGTCCAGGTCTTGGCGTGGGACGCCGCGTTGTGCTTCGCCTCTTCCCTGAAGACCTCCGAGCCGGCGAAGCCAGTCGCGCGCAGCATTTGCTCATCCGGAGTTACTTGATCAATCGTCGCTCGAACGGCGCGCTCTAGATCCGACGTGTCGAAACCGATCATTTGACGCTCTCGCAAACCAGGAACACGAAGGACCGGTCGTCGTCAGGCAGTGCCGACTTGACGTCAAACTCTTCGCCCTGGTAGCGGATGCGCCATGAAGCGTCGATGTCCTTGCGCGCTCGGATCCTGATCGAGGCGCGCTTCACGGAGACCTCAGCGTTCGCGCGCAGCACTTCGGCGCCGCTCTGGAATCGCACGTCAGCCCAAATTGTGGCTACGTCGGTCCAGTCCTCGATGGGCTGGTTCAGCGCATCGCGGCCGGCTTGCCGCCTCAGAAGTGTGATTCGATGGTTCATTAGAGATAAATCCGATAACGATCCAACAGGCGGTCGAAGTTCTCGGGCTTGGCGTTCGGCACCGGCGAAAACTGCTGCTGCACGTGCGCCAGGATGTAACCCTTGATCGCATCCGGAACGCTATCGTGCGTCGGGCCGTAGCCGCACACGAACTGCACCTCGACAGCGTTGATGCGATCCGCGGTTACCGGCCACGCCAGCCCGGGTGCCGGGACGACATACCCGGGCTCGCTCTCGGCGTCCAGCAGGGTGTCTTGCGGGTCCAGGGTCTGCTGGATGCCGTCGAGGTCATAGAACTTCACATGCTCGACCGACATCAGCGGGGCTTTCGGCAGCTGGACAGCTCCAGAGCCGCCGCGCGGCGCCGTCGGGAACTGGTCAAGCGTCAGGCGCCAGGTCTGCTCGATAAACGCTCGGCCGGTTTCGTGCTCGGCCTTCTCGGTGATCGTGCGCACGGCCTGCTCGATTTGAGCATCCAGCGCCGACACGCCGTTTTCGTCGACGTCTACCCGGGCAGCGGCACGCGCAGCTTCCATCGATACCGCCAGCGCCGCCGGCGAGACGATCAGTCTTGAGCTCATCGGGCATTCCTTTGGATTACGGGCGGCCGGCCGGCGGTAGACTGCGTGCCAGATGCCTCCGGCGCGCGGGCATACGAAGCGGCGGGTGCGAGGTCCGGGTCTTGCTCGCCGATCGTCAGCACCTTCCGCCGGCCCGGCGAAGCCTTCTCGCCGCCAGCAGCTTGAGCCACGTGCGCTGCCACGAGTTCTGCGGCTTTGATCATCAGTGCTCCTCCTGCTTGAAGTAGATCGTGTTGACGAGCTTCTCGCCGTTCGCAAGCATTGCAGTCAGGCTGCAGGAGTTCGCGCCGCCCGCTACATCCAGGCCGCCCAGCTTCACGATGGCGGTATTGCCGTTGATCGTCGGCGTGGCGAGCGATGTGACGCCCGCGACTACCGGCGCCTGCACGGATGCCAGGGTCGCAGCGCCAAGCGCTGCATCTGCGCTGAAGTCGAGGGCCCAGAAGCGCTTGTCGTCGGGGTCTTTGCCGAATACATGGGTGCGATCGTCCAGCACCGTGAATTTAATCGTGCGGTCTACCTGCTCCCCATTCGCCAGCGTGACGCGGAAGGTAAAGCAAGGCGCAGCAACGCTCGCATCGAGCGCGCCAAGTTTGACCACGCCGAGCGATCCCTGCAGCTGCGGCGCGACGAGAACTGCGGCGCCGCCTGGCACAGGATCGACAGAGACGGCCGTTGTTCCAGCATCTGTCGCGTCCTTCGTGAAGTCGCCGACGTACCACAGTTCGTCAAGCGCGCCCTTCGCCAGCGTTACTGGGGCCGGGGTGCTGAATACAGCAACGCGCTGACGGCCTGCAAACTTTGCAGTCCTCGATGCCGGGACGGTGATCGGAGTACCCGGCACCACTACAGCCGCTGCAGTTCTCAGCGGCGCGGTGATCGCCGCCGAATAGTTGCGCGGCGTCGCACCGTCGAAGGCGCGCCAGCGCACCGTATAGTCAGTGGCAGCAGCCTTGTTGCTGATGTCCAGGGCCAGCACGTTGCCGACGTCGCTCCAGGCTGCAGTGCCGGTGTCGACGCTGAGCTGGTAACCGGCCACGGCGACGTTGTCGGTGGCCGCCGGGAGGGTTGCGTGCGCCCCACTCGACGTGATTGCAGACAGCGTGATCACGGCGCCGGCGGCGAACGTCGGCACAGTGGTGTCGGCGGGTGGCGTCGTCGGAGCGCCGATCGTGAAGCTGTACGTGGTGCTCTCGGTGCTGAACAGGCCGACGGCCGGGTCGTACTTGGTGACGACTTCCGGTCCAGTGTAGGTGCCGTCCGGCGCCCCCGTGAGCGCGAAGCCGCCGTCCTCGCCGATGTCGAAGTTGCCGACCGTTGGCCACGCGTCGCTGTATGTCCGGTACAGGCAGCCGACCGGGTCGCCCGCGAGCACGTCGTTGGCGAGCAGGCCGGGCGAGGTGCCGGCGCTTGCCAGCTGCGCGGCGGTCTTGCCTACAAACGGAGTGCCCAGGGTGGCTCGGCCGCGGGCGCTGATGACATTCAGGTTTCGTAGCATTTAAGCCGCCGTGCCGGGTTGGTAATGAACCGCGTCGTC